GGACCACATCGCCGTGACCACGGCGCCCACCAAAACAGCGTACAACTACGGGGAAACCTTCAACCCGGCGGGCATGGTGGTGACGGCCTACTACACCGACGACACCAGCCGGGCGGTGACGGGGTACACCTACTCCCCCACCGGCGCCCTGGCCATGAACAACACCACGATCACTATTTCCTATTCGGAGGGCAGCGTGACCGAGCAGACCACCCAGGCCATCACGGTGTCCAAGGTGCTGGACAGTATCGAGATCACCACGCCGCCCACCAAAACCGCCTATTTCTCCGGGGAAACCTTCAACCCGGCGGGTATGGTGGTGACGGCCCACTACAACGACGGGAGCAGCGCGGCGGTGTCTGGGTACACCTATTCCCCCGGCGGCGCCCTGGCGGCGGGAAACAACACGATCACCGTTTCCTATTCCGAGGGAGGCGTGACCAGGACCGACACCCAGGCCATCACCGTGACCACGATCTCCAACACCCTGAACAGCAATTCATGGGCCACCATCAAGGCCGTTTCCGACGCCGGCCAGGGGGACAACTACTGGGACGTGGGCGACACCAAGGCCATCACCATCAACGGGAACGTGGGAAACACCAATTTTTCCAACCTCTCGATCAATGTTTATATCATCGGATTTAACCACAATTCCGCCCGGGAGGGAAACAACCGGATCCACTTCAAGATCGGCAAGATCGGCGGCACCCAGGTGGCCCTCTGCGACGCCCAATATGGAACAAGCCAGAGCAGCAACGGGTATTTCAACATGAACCCGAACGACAGCAACAGCGGCGGGTGGGCGAACAGTTACCACCGCCGGACCCTGCTGGGAAACACCGGAACACCCACCAGCCCGCCGACCAACTCCCTGCTGGCGGCCATGCCGGCCGACCTGCGGGCCGTTATGAAACCCGTAACCAAGTACAGCGACAACACCGGCGGCGGGAACAACACGGCCAGTTATGTGACCAGCACCACGGATTATCTGTTTGAACTGGCGGAGTTCGAGTACCACGGCGCCCGGACCTACGCCAACAGCGCGGAGCAGAACTACCAGCAGCAGTACGCCTATTACCAGGCGGGCAACAGCAAGATCCACTATAAGCACAACGCCACCGGCACGGCGGCCAGTGTGGCCTGTCGGTCCGTCTATGCGACGGACTCCAGCAATTTCTGCCTACTCTACTACAACGGCAATGCCGGCAACGCGAACGCGTCCAGTTCCTGGGGCGTGGCGCCCGGCTTTGCGGCCTAATCCGGCGGAGCAATCGGGGAAAATCCCGCCCACGGAAGTGGGCGGGATCCCACCACACACCAACAGAAAGGAGGGGCGGCGGTGTCTGTACTGAAAAGCAAGCGGTCCACCAGCAAGGCGGAATATGTGAACCTGGCCAACGTCATTTACACGGAAACGGTGGCATTTTTGACCCGACTTTCCGCCAGGTACGCCCGCCTGCTGGCGGAGCCGGTGGCGGACCTGGCAGGTGAGGTGATCGACCACACGGAAAAGGCGAACAGCATTTTTCCGAAAGGGGCGCCAAACATGGAACTGCGGAAAGGGCACCTGCTGGAGGCACGGGCCGCGCTCATGGCCCTGGACGTGCGCCTGGGACACTGTTACACCATCCTGGCATTGAACCCGCAGGGGTGCTTTACAAGGCCGGACGGGAAAAGCATACCGCCGGCGGAGGCCACCAAGAAACTGGATGATATGGCGCAAAGCCTGGGGGAAAAGATCGACCGGGAAAATGAACTGATCCGGGCCGTTCTGGAAAGCGATAGGAAAAGAAAATAGGTCATTTTGGGTGTATCTCTGAAAAACGTGCCGTGAGGCAGGGCGGCGGACCCATTGACGGCGGCCAATGTGGCCTGTCGGTCCGTCAATGCGACGAACTCCAACAATTTCTGCCTACTCAACAACAACGGCAATGCCAACAACACGAACGCGAACAATTCCTGGGGCGTGGCGCCCGGATTTCACAACCCCGAGAGGGGAACGGGTCAAATGTAGTAGGGAACGAACCGGACCCTTTGTGAAAGGAGAGATACTTCCCGGGCGGAAAGCCCGAAACCGCCCTTTGTGGCCACGGCACGGACGCTGCTTGCATGGCGGGGTATTGTGCTATCCCCGTTTCATGTGCCGGGGTCATGCGGTTTAGACGCACACCTACACCACAACCGCACGGAGGCGCGAATACTTATTATGACCAGCGAGGAGCGCCGCGAGGCGCGATACCATAGACGAAAAGCCGCCCGAGAGGCCAGGAGGCGCCGGAGGTGCGAGGCCCTGGGAGGTATTGAACAGGCGTTCAGTTTTCGGAAAATGTTCAAATGGGGAAAGAAGTGCTGCAACAACGTGAGGTGGAAACAGTCCACGCAAAACTTTGAGCGGCACCTGTTTTCCGGTACGGCCCGCCGGCGGCGGGACGTGCTTTCCGGGAAGTGGCGGCCGAAACCGGGCGCCCACTTCATACTCCGGGAGCGGGGCAAGATCCGGCCCATAGACGCCCCGCACATCAACGACCGACAGATCCACAAGACCCTGACCAAGGAAGTCCTGGAGCCGCTATACACCCCGAGTATGATATACCGGAACGGGGCCAGCCAGCAAGGAAAGGGCCTCCACTTCCACCACAAGGAACTAAAGAAGATCATGCGGGAGCATTACAGGAAACACGGCCGGGAGGGTTACATGGTCCTTATGGATCTAAAGCAGTTCTTCCCGAGCGCACCACACGACACGATCTACGAGCGCCACCGGCGCCTGATCCTGGACCCGGAGATCCGGGCCGTGGCGGACATGGTGGTGGCCTCCGTGCCGGGCGGCGTGGGTATGCCGCTGGGCGTGGAGCCGTCGCAGATGGAAATGGTGTCCCTGCCGTCCGCCGTGGACAACTGGACCGCCTGCCAACTGCGGGCGGAGGATCCGGCCCACTACATGGACGACTACCACATGGGAGCGGAAACCAAAGAGCAGGCGGAGGCGATCCGGGACGCCGTGACCGAGCGCATGGAGGCCATGGGGCTGACCGTGAGCCGGAGCAAAACCAGGATCGTGCCCCTGTCCAAGCCCTTCCGGTTCTGCAAGGTGAAATTCTACCTGACGACCACCGGGAAGGTGATCACCCACGGGAACAGGGACGGGATGAAACGGGCGCGGCGGAAACTAAAGGCGTTCAAGGCCAAAGTGGACGCCGGAGAAATGACCGTCCAGCAGGTCCGGGAGTGGCTGACCAGCCAGATCGCCTATTATGAGAACTACAACGACCACGGCCGGGTCCTTCGGCTGAACCGGCTATTTTATGCAATTTATGGAGGTGCTGACCATGTTTAAGATCATCAAGGAAGGGACAAGCCTGGGAATGACCGAGGCCCCCACCTACGTGCGGCAGGCAGAAAACGGGTGCTTTGTGCTGTGCCGGGAGGCCCAGGCGACGGGGATCGCCTACGGCGGGACCGTGTACCACCTCCTGGGCCGGGAGGCCGTGGAGGGCGCGGAGAGCGTGATCCTGGAGGAGACGGACGCTGGGGAGGAGATCGAGCGGACGGCCACGACCAACGGGATCGTATTTACCACCATGGCGGAGGCCGGGAACATTGACGACGTGACGGCGGCGGAACACGCGGACTTGTTCTCCCCGTGGGCCTATCCCGTCAACTACACAGCGGGGCAGATCCGGCGCTATACGGACGGAAAACTGTATAAATGCCTCCAGGCCCATACCAGTCAAGCCGACTGGACGCCGGACACGGCGGTGAGCCTGTGGGTGAGCATTTCGGACCCGGCGGAGGAGTGGCCGGAGTGGTCCCAGCCCCTGGGGGCACATGACGCCTATGCCCAGGGGGCCAAGGTAAGCCACAACGGGAAACACTGGATCAGTGACGTGGCGGCAAACGTGTGGGAGCCGGGCGTGTATGGATGGACGGAGGCCGCAGACGACGCGGCGGAGGTGTAAGCCGTGGAAAAGATCCCGTACATCGTAAAAAAGCGCATGAGGCTGGAGGGGATCGGCGGCCGCGTCAATCTCCCCTATGGGACACGCCTGGAGGCCGTGGACGGCGTGATCATCCACAAGGGCGCGGCCGTCTGCGCCGTCACCAGCCGGAACGCCCACCTGCACCTGGCCAGGGACGACGACGGCCAGGGGCGGGAGCGGGGCGCCCTGACCATGGCCATCACCTCCACACTGGAGCGGCGGGACAAAGGTTATCAAGACCGCTGGGATCTGGTATGGGAGGATCCCGTGTGCCAGAAATACCGGCACCCGGAGCATGAGGACTTTTTCCTGTGGGGCCATGCCTTTTTCGAGGCCCCGGTGGAGGACCTGCGGCACATCGCGGATCTGATCGGCGCGAGGAGGTGACGGCCATGGACAGCACAAAAATGATCGCAGACCTGTGCGCCGTCATTGACCGCATGAACGTGATCATACAGGCCCAGGCCATGGAACTGGCCCAGTATGGGGCGGTGGTCCACGCGGAGGAGATCGCGGAGGTCCGGCAGAAATACGCCAGGGCCATCGGTGAGGGGGTGGGACCATGAGCCTGGAGGAAATCCTGCTGGGCGGCGGCGGGGTGCTGCTGGCGGCCATGACGCTGATCCAGGTGGCGCCCATCAAGGTCAATCCGTGGTCCGCCGTCGCCAAGGCCATCGGCCGCGCCATCAATGGGGAGGTGATCGCCAAGGTGGACCAACTGGAGCGGGACCTGGTGGCCATGAAAGCGGCCCAGGAGGAACGGGACGCGATCAGTTGCCGGTCCCGGATCCTCCATTTCGGGGACGAAACGATCCACGGGGTCCGGCACACAAAGGAGCATTTCGACCAGATCCTGCGGGACATAACCAGTTATGAGCAATATTGTGAGAACCACCCGCATTTTGAGAACAACACCACCGTGCTGACCTCCCGGCGGATCAAGGATATTTATGAGGAGTGCATGGCGACGGCGGATTTTCTGTAAGGGAGGCGCGGGAGTGAATACGCTTTTGATCGCGGCGGCCGCCATGGCCGGAGGGGCGGCGCTGGGGTTTTCCCTGTGCTGGGTGGCCACACGCCTGGCGGCGGGAAACCACGCGGCGGCCACACGGCTGGCCACCGCCGCAAAGAAGAAAATGGGGACCATGGACAAGGTGCTGATCCTGGAGGGCGTGATCCTGGTGGCCTATACGGCGGCGGACCTGGCCGTGTTCTGGCACACTGGGAACGAGCCGGCCACCCTGACCGCCTGTGTGTTCGGCGTGTGCGGTTTTGAAAACGGGGTCATGGGATGGATCAAGACCACAAAGGAAAAACAGGCGGCCGCCAGAACGAGCGGGAGCGGCCAAAAGGCCGCCCCGGTGGAACCACCCACGGAGCGGGAGGAACCGCCGGACGCGGGCATTAAATGAGGAGGTTTTACCAATGACAGAGAACCAACTTCGACAGAAGATCGTGGACACCGCCGTGGCCTGGCTGGGGTGCAAGGAAAGCGACGGGAGCCACAAACAGATCATTGACGTTTACAACGCCCACAAGCCCCTGGCACGGGGCTATAAAGTGAAGTACACGGACGCATGGTGCAGCACCTACGCCTCCGCCGTGGCCATCAAGGCGGGCCTGACCGACATTATCCCAACGGAGTGCGGGTGCGAAAAGCATATTGAACTGTTCAAGAAACTGGGCGCGTGGAAGGAAAACGACGCATACACCCCGAAAATGGGCGACTACATTTTTTATAACTGGGACGACGGCGGAAACTACGCCAGCACGGACCTGACCGCCTCCGCCGACCACGTGGGGATCGTCACCAAGGTGTCCGGGAACACCTTCACCGTGATCGAGGGGAACAAGTCCAACGCCGTGGGCTACCGCACCATGAAGGTGAACGGGAAATATATTCGCGGCTTCGGCACCCCGGACTATGCCAGCAAGGCGACGGAAACCGGCGGCGGGACCAGCGAGGCCGGCGGGCCGACCATCTACACCGTGAAAGCCGGGGACACCCTTTCCAAGATCGCCAATACATACGGCACCACGGTGGACGCCCTGGTGGAGATCAACGCCATCCAAAACAAGAACCTGATCCGGGTGGGCCAGGTCCTTATGCTCCAGGACACGACCCAGGCGGCGGCCGACAAACTGGAGGCCCTGGGCGTAATCAACTCCCCGGACTACTGGGCGCAGGCGGCGGAGGCCGGGAAGGTCCAATACCTGGACATTCTCCTGAAAAAGGCCGCGCAGACCATCACAAAGGCCGGGGCGCGGGCGGATACACCCCAGGAGGGCGTGGCCGCGCTGGTGGCCGCCGGCGTGATCAATACGCCGGAATACTGGCTGGCCAACTATGACACATTCCCGAGCCTGGACCTGCTGCTGCAGGCACTGGGCGGGGCTGTGAAATAAACAGAGGAGGAAATAAACATGGAAACCATTATGCAGTACATTCCCCTGGCGGTGTCCGCCATCCTGCTGGCGGCCCTGATCCTGACCGTGATCACCAACATCATCACCCAGGTACTGAAAAAAATCACATGGGACAAGATCCCCACCAACGTCCTGGCGGTGGTGGTGGCCATGGCCGTCACGCTTGTGTCATTCTTTGCGGCCTGCCAGATCATGGGCTGGGCTGTCACCTGGTACATGGTGGCCGGCGCGGTGGCCCTGGGCCTGTTCGTGTCCTATGCGGCCATGTTCGGGTTTGACAAACTGCGGGAGGCCCTGGAACAGATCACAAACTGGGGAAAGACGGATACAGAGTAAAGAAACCCCCGGCACCTACGAGGTGCCGGGGGTATTTTATACGGCGCGGCGGGACACGGTGGAGGCGTCCAGACGCATGGCCAGGTCAATGATCTTTTTCCTGGTAGCGCGGTTCGTTTCTGCGGCGGGGGCCAGAGTGGCCCGGACGCCGGCGGGGACGATGGAGAGCGCCCAGGACACCAGAGCCTTTTCCGCCTTTATCAGCGCCGCCCTGGCGGCCATTTCCGTGCTTTGCAGTTCGGCGGCCACGGGGTCCGCCTGGTATTCGGCCTCCAGGGCGTCAAAGGCGGCGTCGTCCTCCACCTGCCAGAGCCGGCGGGCGGGGAGGCCGCGCCGGTCCGTGGCGCCCCGGGCCTCCAGAAAAGCCCTTTCGTGGGCGGCGGCCCTTGCCTCCGCCATTTCGCTGGAACGCAGTGCCTGGGAATAGGCCCGCTGCTGTGCGTTGTATCTCATAATATCCTGCCTTTCTACCGGGGACGCCTGATCCGAAGATCAGGCGATTGCCTCCAATTCCATATCTTCAATTTCGGCCCAGGTGAAACCCAGGCGGTGCATATCGTCCCCTGCATCGGAGAGGACCACGCTGGCCTCCATGGTGAGATCCGCGTAACAGAGGGCGGCGAACATCTTATAGACTTCCACGGCCCGCTCCATGGTGAAAACCCGGATATTGCCAACCATGGCCCCACACTTCCCGTTTTGCTTAATCAACATGATCTTTACCACCTTTCAAAATTCTACGGAACAAACGCCGGAGCGGGACGAACACCGCCACAAATATCACAAGAGAAATTAGAAATTTCATCGTTTGCCCTCCTATTGACAAAGAACTGTGTTTCGTTTATATTTGGGGTGCGGAGGTTCGGGCCTCCGCACCCCGGGCCTTTACCAGTCAAGCAATTTTTGGATTGCTAAAACTATGAGGCCGGATACTGTTCCCGCGAGAATGTCGGCTGCTAACTGTTTCATTCTCTCGGGGTGCGCCGTAGGCTTTCGCCTGCGGCGTTTTTTCTTGCCCATTTGAACCACCCCCTTTCCTCTTGAACTGATTAGATTATACATCTAACAGGAGATAAAAACAAGCGGCAGAATAAACAAATCTAACGTGAGATGTTTATATAAATCTAACAGTAGATAATAATGAAAAACCGTGGTATTATGAGGGTGAGGTGATAAGAATGGGCAGACCTAAAAAAGAGGGCGGAATGAGCGCCACGGACTACAAGCGGGCTTTCAACGAAAAAAACTATGATCGTCTTTCCCCGTATGTTAAGCGCGGGAAAAAAGACCGGTACAAAGCGGCCGCCGCCGCCGCTGGGTATAGCCTAAACGAGTTCATGGAATTGGCCATGGACCGCCTGGCGGACGAAATCCTGGGGAAAGAATAAGGGCACCACACGCGCCGGTGTAGGGGCCAAACCGCCCCGCCGGAATAATCATTTTTTCCGTATTCAGACTATTAGCACGGGTTTTCGATGGGAACCGTGTTAAAGTTAAGAAAAAATCAGATTATTCCAACACCGGGAGGCGTGGCGGTGAAGAAATTTCTATTTCACGGGAAAAAGAATATCTGCGGGGACCGCATACGCATGGCCCGCCTGGGGAAACGGCTATCACAAACGGACCTGGCCCGACTCCTCCAACTGCAGGGCGTCCCGGCCGAGCGGGATATAATCAGCAGAATGGAAATGGGGGATCGGCTGGTCACGGATTATGAGGTGGTGACAATAGCCGAGGTCCTGGACGTTCCAGTGTTGTGGCTTTTAGGTAAAGAGAGGTAAAGACCGGCGTGGAGAATACCACGCCGGCCTTTTTCATTCAAAGGGGGATACCATGAATTACAAGGGCTATCATCACTTGAAATGGGAGGACCGCCTAAAAATCGAGGGGGCGCTGAAAACCGGCGGGAAACCGGCGGAGATCGCCAAAATGCTGGGCGTGTGTGTTAAGACCATATACAACGAGATCAAGCGGGGCCTGTGCCTCCAGCAGAAAGAGGGATACATATTCCAGGAGGAGTACTGCGCGGAGGTGGCGGAACGGAAGTACCAGGAGCATTTGAGGGCCAAGGGGCCGGAAATAAAACTGGGCCGGGATCATGCTTTTGCCAACTTCGTGGAGCGGAAGATCATAGAGGACCACTACTCCCCCGGCGCGGTGCTGGCCTACATCGAGGAGGCCGGCCTGGAGTTTGAAACCCACATCTGCGAAACCACCCTTTATTCCTACATCTACCGGGGGGACGTGTTCCTGGAACTGACGGAGGAACACCTGCTATATAAAGGGGAACGGCGGCGGGACTATGAACGGCGGGAGCGGGCAAACGAGGCACCGGGGGACACCATCGAGGACAGGCCGCCGGAGGTGCGGGCGCGGAATACGTTTGGCCACTGGGAAATGGACAGCATTATGGGGCCGGTGGGGTCCAAGGCGGCCCTGCTGGTGCTGACCGAGCGGCTGACGCGGTGGGGGCTGGTGATCCGGGTCCCGGACCATACGGCGGAAAGTGTGGTCCGGGCGCTGAACCGGGTGGAGCGGAGAATGGGAAAGAGGTTCCGGGAAGTGTTCCGCACCATCACCGTGGACAACGGCAGCGAGTTCATGGACTGCAACGGCCTCCAGCAATCATACAGGCTGAAAGGTCCACGGACGAAAATATATTACTGCCACCCGTATTCCCCGCAAGAGCGCGGGAGCAACGAGAACATGAACCGGATCCTGCGGCGGTGGTTCCCAAAGGGAACGAACTTCGACCAGGTGACGGAGGCGGAGGTGGCCCAGGCGGCGGAGTGGATGAACAACTACCCGCGCCGGATCCTGGGGTGGAGATCCGCCGGGGCTGTGTTCGAGGAGTACGTGGCCGCCTGAAACTCTGAACAGCGGGAGCGGGACGGCCGGGGCCAGGTTTTGGCCGCCGGTGGTTTTTCACGCCCTGGAGGCGGTGAAAGAGGGCGAAAAAGGCCGCTCCACCGTAGTGGAGCGGACCCAGTATATCACACGTCAAAAATTTTTCTTGATTTTTTGTAATTTATCCTTGACTTTTTCAACAGAAGCCGCACCAGGCAGGGCACTCTCTCACCCGGACCCTGGTCTGATCCCTTATCCGAAGCGC